ATCTTGGTTGACAGAGCATCAATTGAGGCAGGATACTAATGCAATACTTTAATTCTTTACCAAAAATAAGATATGTGGACCAAAACAACGTTACCACAGCCTACACAAATTTAATGGCAAGAGCAAGTGTAATACCAAGTGTATTAAATAATGCTCTAGTTTATTATAGTTATGATGTACAAGACGGTGATACTCCTGAAATTATTGCTTACAAATATTATGGAGATGTTAATCGTTTTTGGATTGTTTTATATTGTAACCAATTAAATGATCCACAATGGGACTGGCCATTAAGTTCAAATAAATTTCAAAAATATATTTTAAACAAATATAATACTGGTAATTTAAATTCTACACATCATTATGAAAGAATTACCACAAAAACAAATATAAACACAAACACAACAACTGTTGATACCGAAACAATTTCACAAGAAGTTTATAACAGCTTGCAATCTAATACGACAACAACATATACATTGGGTTCAGAAACAATTACAGTAAATGTTGTAAAAAGTGTAGTTACAAATTATGAATATGAAAATTCTTTAAACGAGTCGAAAAGAAATATAAAAATATTAAATAAAGCATATGCGGATAAACTAGAGTCGCAATTTTTGGAATTGATGAAGTAATATGGCTGAAGATAATAGCGCACCAGCTGGCGGACCAAGATATGCACAAGACTTCAACTTGGAAGCAGTGGATATTATTACCGATTATGGCGACACCTTTAAATTAAAGCATTTGGTAATTGAATTGTCTTTTTTTGAGGACATATACTCTTTTGCTTGTTCTGGCAATGTTGTTTTACGTGATGCTGTTGGTATTATTGAAAAACTAAGACTTGATGGTTCAGAATTTATTGAGATTATCTACGGAAAATCAAAAAAACAATCAGCAGAATATAAAAATTCAAGAAAATATAGATTATATAAGGTCGGTAACAGAAAACCAGCTGGCAATAAAAACTCTGAATTTTTTACAATGTATTTTTCATCGGAAGAATTGTTTTTGTCTGAACAACTGAAGGTTTCAAAATCTTTCAAAGGAACGGTAATATCCGATATTGTAAGTAGTTTACTTTTGGATGAATTCAATGGATTAAAAGTTAATCCTAAAAAAGTCAAATACATACAACAAACATATGGTGTTTATGATTTCGTTATACCTAGATTGAAACCATTTGAAGCAATAAGTTGGTTATCAACATACGCAAGGCCAGATATTAATGGCGGCGCAGATATGTTATTCTATGAAACAAACGATGGATTTTACTTTCAATCAATACAATCAATGTTTGCGGATACTCCTTATGCAACATACAAATATCAACCATCAGACTTGAATTATAGTAACAGAGCTGAAAATATGTTTAACATTCTGGATTATGAATTCATAAAAACATATGACACCTTAGAAGCAACAAATTCTGGTATGTATGCCAACAGATTGATTTCAATTGATCCAATTAAAAGAACAAAGACCGTTACAAATTTTAGTAAAGATGAATTAGGATATACACAATCAGGTTCAGCAATCAATAGATTTGGTAAACACCAAACACAGATGTATGAAAGTTCTTTGAAACTGGCATTTAGTAATGCAAATCAAATTGACCAAGAATATATAAGCCAAAAACCGGATGGTGTGGCCAAAGACATATACATAGAGACATACGTGCCTAATAGAACCGCACAAATTGCCTTGTCAAATTACACGGTGATGAAGGCAATAATACCTGGAGACAGTAGTATAACAGCAGGAAGAACAGTTAACATCTTGTTATATTCTTTAGGTATAGAAGGCACACCGACAGCAGCCACAAGAGAAAAAGATGAATATTTTTCTGGTATATACTTAGTCACTGCTGTTAGACATATCATACAAACACAAGGTACATATCAAACTATCTTGGAATTAGCAAAAGAAAATACTAAATTGAAATATCCAGACCAATCATATTTGGGAGCAGTGAATGAATAATAATTTTATAGGTAAAGATGGATTTATTTGGTGGGTCGGTATCAATGAATTCAGAGGTGATCCATTAGGTCTAGGTCGATGCAAAGTTAGAATTTTTGGTTGGCATACAGATAATAAGATAGATTTACCAACGGAAGATTTACCTTGGGCTCTACCCATGTATCCAATTAATCATTCAAAATCATTCTCCGCACCTATGTTGGGTGAATGGATTGTAGGTTTCTTCATGGATGGAGATTCCGGTCAAGCACCAGTAATGATGGGTGTATTACCTGGTTTAGAAAAAGAACCAGACCAAACAACACAAGAGTATATTTAAAATGGCAGATGAAGTAGAACCAAATGGTCCAGCCGCAACAGATTTACCAATAGTTGGTAATGAAAATCTAAAACCACCAGAAGGTGCGGAGAATGACGGCCGTGTGCCTGGAACACCAACAACAGCAATGTGTGCGAGAAGTGTTGTTGTCGGAACAAGTGCGGGTAATAATAATAAAAAATTAACCCACGTTTGTGGTTTTATTGATGATATGAGTAAAAACATATATTTGAAGAAATTTATAAAATCAACTGCTCAATCAATTAGAGAATCAATTCGTGCAATTCTAAAAACTCTAGGTTTATCCGACAAATCAGGAATATTTGCCGCTATATCCGCAAAATTAAAAGAAGCTGCACGTTGGTTAAAGACAGTACAAAAATTCTTAAAAGATGTTATCAATTTTGAGAAATATGTATTGGCATACATTACAAAACTTAGAGCTATAATTGCATGGATTTTATCTTTACCTGCAAGATTTTTGAGAATGTTAGCAGAATGTTTAGCTAAATTTTTAAAACTTGTGAAAAGTGTTATGACTGATTTTTTCAAAGAACTCACTGCTAGTGGAGAAGACACAAGTTTTTCAGATTTAATTAGTTCAACAAAATCACTTATAAACGAAACTGTAACAACAGTAAAATTGGCAGGAACCGCAGCTGCGGGTGCCGTTGCAATTGCCGGTGCAGCTACTGTTGGTTTACTGGTGCCTGCTTCAGCTGCGGAAGTTGCAGCTGCGAATAAAACAATTTCAACATACAACGCAACATTACCAACAACAGATAGTGTGGCTGCTCTATCTGCGCCAGCGCCACAAAAGAAATCTACACCTTAAATTATGACTGACATTAATTCACCTCCAATAGAAAATGTGTGGACAGAACCAGAGTCTGCTGCAAATACTTATTATCAACCAATATATCCATACAATAACGTACAGCAAACTGAAGCTGGGCATAAATTTGAAATGGATGACACTCCAACCAGAGAACGTATACGTTTATCACATAGAACGGGTACATTTATTGAAATGCATCCAAACGGTGATGAAGTACACAAAGTTTATGGTAACGGATTTACAATCATTATATCAAATAAAAATATATTGATTGGTGGTGATTGTAATATTGAAATTGAAGGTAATTGCAATCTGAATGTACTTAAGGATATGAACGTGCAAGTTGGTGGTAATTACAATTTGCAAGTTAAGGGTGAAACAAACATGAGGTGTATTGGTGATGTGGACATTTTAGGTGATGCTGATGTAAGAATTACCGCAGATGAAAACTTTGGTGGAACAATGTATCTTGGTGCGGCAGACCACATATCTATAGCATCTGATTTAAATGTTGGTGGTTCAATTTTTGCAGATATGATAAATGCTGAATCTAGGGTTACAGCCGGTACAGGAGTTTACGCTGGAGTTGATGGATTCACAACATCTGGTGGTGTGTCTGCTGGTTTCCCATCACCAGCATCACCAATTGCAGTTCCTGGTCAAATTAATGCACTCACATCAGTGAATGCTGTTGTTTCAGTAAATGCAGCTTTGGCCAATTTTTCATTGGCCAGAATAGGTGTAATGGACGCAGTTTTAATGTCAGATAAAATAAACTCATCAATATTTAACACACATATACATGGAAATGGCAATAATGGAACACCAACCACAATGTCAATAACGCAATTCGCAGGAGTATAATATGGTAGCAGTGGCAAACGCATCGGGTATTTTTCAATCATTTGGTTATTCATTTGATGATCCTAACGGACACATACAGGAACTAACAACCGACACGAAAGAACACATGGATACTATGCCACCATTCATTACAAGTTGGCAAGCTCAAGATATTGCTAATAATGACGTTGGTGGATATTATCAAAACCCAATGGCCGTAGTTTCAAATTTAATTGTTCAAAATGCAACTATCATATACAACACAGCAAACACAGCTAATATAACAAATGTTGCCAATGTTAAGTCTTCAGCTCTAGCATTATCAACCGCAGCATCAAGTTTTGGAACACACACCGCAAAACTTGCTGGATTAACACCATATGATGGTACAGATACGGTCAGTCCATATATGGATATGGCAATGAGTGCTGGAAGAACAGCAATGTATATAACATATCAAACTGATAGTATAATGAATAATGCTCCAATCATGGGTAGTTTCACTAGTTTGATGATAGAACCACAATTATCTTCAAATAATATTACTTTGAATACTTATAGAGAAATATTTGCAAATAGTGTGGTTACATCAACTAACACAACATTTGATATCGTATTGCAACAAAATGTTACAACCACAACAGTTTATTCAAATTTAACAAGCGCAAGTATGACAACATTAATCACACAAATGAATAATATGAAGAATTTTATGGATACTAGAAGGGTATCTGATTGTAATTATTATTCAAGTGTTAGAGGTTTCATTGAAAAGTACAATAAAACAAAGGTTTTAAACAATATGGGTGAAACTGAAAAATACTTAGTTAATAATTTAATCGGTACTGAGAAGGCTAAGTCAAGAATTGCATAATTGCCGAAATTTCGAATTTTTGCGTTCCGGCCTAAGAATTTTTATCCACAGCTTCAAAAGTTCAAAAAAGCGTTTTACTCCTAGACATAAATAAAAGATGGCAACCTCACAAACTATACAAAAACTATACTCCGATATAGACTTCACGCTGGCAAAGAGGCCTGTGTTGAAAGATATTGCTTTAAGTTATGATAATCAAGCCATCATTCGTTCTTTGAGAAACATATTATTAACAAAAAAGTTTGAAAAACTATGGAATCCAGAGTTTGGATCCAATATAGACACCCTTTTATTTGAAAATATCTCCAGTGTTACAGCTGCGGCTTTAGAAAAAGAGATTTCAGTTGCAATAGAAAATTATGAACCTAGGGTAAATATGAAAAATGTAGTAGTGACACCATACATTGACAGAAATGCTTATGATGTTACACTAACTTTTTATATATCAAATGCGACACAACCAACTACTGTAACAGTTTTTTTAGAGAGAAACAGATAAAATGCCAGGTGCAAATTCAAATTTCAATATAACCGAACTAGATTTTGGTTCAATCAAAGACAGTTTAAAAAACTACATGAAGGACAATGGCGTCCTTAATGATTATAATTATGAAGGTTCCGCAATTTCCACCCTTTTAGATATACTGGCATACAATACACAATATAATGCCTACTATTTGAATATGGTTGCAAATGAAATGTTTTTAGACACAGCTCTACAAAGAAACTCTGTTGTTTCTCAAGCAAAATTATTAAATTACATTCCACAATCTGCGATTGCACCTTCAGCCACAATTAATTTGAGAGTAAATCAAGTGACTGATGCTTCACTGACACTGCCAAAATATACGAGCTTTCTTTCTGAAGGTATTGATGGTGTCAATTATAATTTTGTGAACACAGATTCACACACAGTTAACGTAGTTAATGGTGTTGCACAGTTTAATGAAGTTACACTAAAACAAGGCAGTTCACAAGTATATTCTTTTTTGGTAGATGTTGGTACAAATACCAAATCATTATTTAAGTTACCAGACACAAATATTGATACAACCACACTGTTGGTTGCAGTGCAAGAATCTTCATCAAACAATTATCTAACAACATTTAGTTCAGCATCTGATTATTTAACATTGAATAATAGTTCTACAGTATACTTCTTACAAGAAGGTTTGAACGGTTACTTTGAAATCTATTTTGGTAATGGAATATTAGGTAAAGCATTGAAGAATGGTAATATTGTTAAAGTTTCTTATATTACCACTCAAGGTTTAAGTGGTGCTGGCGCAAATAATTTCGTAATAATGAACACGATTGCTGGTTATAGTAACACAGTTGTTACACCTATCACTTCAGCATCACAAGGTTCATCAAGAGAAACAATTGATTCTATTAAATTACAAGCACCAAAATCATATGCCGCACAGAATCGTGCCGTTACTAAAGACGATTACATTACAGCAATTCAACAAAATCAATTGGGTTATTCATTTGATGCAGTAAACGTTTGGGGTGGCCAGCAGAACGATCCTCCTGTTTATGGTCGTGTATTTGTTTGTATGAAACCAACTGGTGGTTACACGATAACACAAAATCAAAAAGCAAAACTCATCAAAGATGTATTGAAACCAATTTCAATAATGACAGTTGAACCAACAATTGTTGATCCGGATTATACTTACGTTCAAATTACAGCAAACGTATTGTATGATCCTAAGAAAACTACCGCATCAGCAACACAAATCAAAGCGGCTGTTAGAAGTGTAATATATTCTTATTCATTATCAACATTAAACACATTTAATTCCACTTTTAAAGCATCAGATTTTAACAATAGAATTAATGCGGCCGATGCATCTATTATTACAAATGAAATTTCTATTAAACTACAGAAAAAATTCTTTCCAAATTTAAGTACACCAACAACATACAACCTTTATTATGGCACAGAACTAAAAAAAGGTATGTTTCTGAGTGGCATTTTAAGTACACCAACAGTTGTTTATAGAAACCCATTAAACTTGGCTCAAACAATTCAAGGACTTAACATCGAAGAAGTGCCTTCTTCTACAGGTGGTGTAGAATCAATCACGGTTACAAATCCTGGTTTTGGATATGAGTATCCTCCTACAGTTACAATTTTAGGTGATGGCACTGGCGCAACCGCAGAAGCTGTAGTGGTCAACGGCGTTATCAAACAAATAAATGTATTGACAAAAGGTGTAGGATATACTTCATCAATAGTAACAATCACAAACAAACCAAACGATACAACTGGTACATTAGGTGCAGCAACAGTGGCACTTGAAGGTAAATTTGGTACATTAAGAACTTATTTTAATGATACGTTAAATGTGAAGACCGTATTTGATGGAAACATTGGCACGGTCGATTATAAATCAGGCATTATTACATTAAATGCCTTTGCACCAATTGTAGTTGATAATGAATTGGGACAATTGACAATGACAGTAACACCAACATCAACTATTATTTCATCATCTTATAATAGAATTATAACGCTTGATGAATATGATCCACAATCAATCATTGTTAATGTAACAGCTAAAACAACATGATAGAAAACGGCCAACTAACCTCTTTACTGGTTAAAGACCAGTTACCTGAGCACATTCGTGACAATGACCAGTATATAAACTTTCACACGTTCATTAAGGCATACTATGAATGGATGGAAGAAACAGGAAAAGTGTCAGAAAGAACTCAGAATTTATTATCATATAAAGATGTTGATACAACAACAGAAGAATTTTTAGATTACTTTACGAATGATTTTTTACCTTTCTTTCCAAAAGATACTCTATTAAGCAAAGAAGAAACGATTAAAGTTGCCAGACAGTTATATAAAACCAAAGGTACACCAGCATCGTATGAATTTCTTTTTCGTATTCTTTTCAATTCTGATTTTGAAGTATTCAATACCAAAGAAGCCGTATTTAAAGCGTCAGCTGGTACATGGTATGTTTCAAAGAGTTTAAAACTTGCATCAAGTAACCGTAATTTTTTAAACACCAAAAACTTAAGAGTGTTTGGTTTAGAATCAAAATCTATTGCAACGATTGAAGCCGCAGTATTAGTTGGTGATAAAACTGAAATTTTTATTTCGGATATTGAACGTTTGTTTGAGTCTGGAGAATTTGTTAAGATAGTTGATTCATCCAATCAAGATGTATTATTTAATGGCCAAATACTTACAGCAAAAATTGTAGGTCAAATCAGTCAAATTAAAATAAACTCCATTAAACGTGGTTCTTTATATCAACCAGGTGATCCTGTTGTTGTTTATGATGGCATGGACGATGACACCACCGGTGTTGGTGCGTCTGCTATTGTTTCAGAAACAACAAGAGGTTCTCTACAACGTATCAATGTTGTTAATGGTGGTTTCGGTTATACTTTAAAACCAAACACTGTTGTTACAGTAATTGGTGGTGGAGGTGCTAGAGCAAACGTATATGCTTTGTCTAATTTCTTACCACCATCTTACACTATTGTTAATGGTGGTTCAGGTTATAGAATAAATGATAGAGTGAATTATGCTAATGCGGCCTTTGCTTACGTTACTAGCGTTAGTGGATCAGGTTCAATTACGGGTATCAAATACATACCTTCTGTAAATGCACAGGCTGTTGTCAGTCTTACTGCAACAGTACAATCATCTAACACTTTGGCTAGTGGTGCAGTTATAACAACAGCATCATCACCTGGCAACGCAAGAGCAAATGTTGGTTACATTACAACTGATGTTATTGGATTTAAAAGTAATGTTTTAATTAGCAATACAAATTTCTTTTTTGCAAACATGGCAAGTGCAAATGCAAACACAAGATTGATTGATGCACTTTCTTTTGGTTCATTAGAGACAAGTTCAATATTCAGTATGATTGTTGACAATGGCGGCGGCGGTATTTCTGCTGTGCCTGAAATAGAAGTTATATCTACTATAGAAACTGAAGATGAATTCGATGTTTATTCAGCCTTACGTTCAGATATTGCACCACTTGGTATACTTGCACCAATTCAAATCATTAATGGTGGAGGTGGGTACCAAGCGAATGATAGAATAGTTTTTACTGGAGGTTCTGGTCAAGGTGCATACGCAAACGTTACCAGCGTTGGTGCAAACGGTACCATAAGAGGAGTATCTTATTTTTATAATCCAGCCAATGCATTTCCACTTTATACTTTGGGTGGAACAGGTTATAAAAATGAATTTCTACCTTCAGTAAGTGTTCAATCAGCAAACGTAGGAGCATCCGGTGCAATCTTAACAGTGCCTGGAATACTAGGCACTGGTGCAGAAT